TTTGGTGAAACCGCATCTAATGCTGTCGCAAATAGTGGTGTTGATATGGCACCAAATGCTGGTAAGAAAAAGAAAAAAATGATAAAGAGAAATTATTAAATGAAAACGTTTAAAGAAATTTCTGAACGGGTAAAGGCTTCTGGAGCAACTCAAAAAGCTTTACGAGAACCAATTGATAGAGGAAAGGCTGCTCATTTAAAATTAAAAATAAAAAATGTTATTAGTGATCTTGATAATATAGCTTGGAAATTAGAAAATCAAATTGATGTTGGTAATAAACAAAGAGATGTAGATAATGTAGTTAAAGAAATTGATTCAATAATTCCAAGTATTAGAAAATTAGATAAATTACTTAAATCTACACTCAATAAACTTTTAAAATGATTATACTTGATTATTAAATGTGTTCTATTTTTAATTATGGCAACAATATCACTTCCTGCAGCAACCCATATTAATGTAGTAGCAACTGAATTAGATTATTTACAAAAATCAAATTTAACAGAACGAACTGGATCTTATTTATCTCAGGCATCTATGTTGGTGTATGATGATATCTTAAGATTCCAAAATTCAACAGATGCTCCTACAGCTGATATATCTAATTTTAATTATAATGAATTTGAAGGTAATGTCCTTTGGTTCATGGATGAATTAGTTGGGATGGAATCTGACTGGATAAAAACCGCAGAGGCAAGTAGTACTACAGCTTATGGTTATGTACAATTCACTGAAGCTTCTGTTCAAACAGCTATTAATAGATATATTAATCATTTAGAAAGATTTAATACGCGATCACTTACTCGTGATTGGGTACCATATTCTATTAAACTTGGAGAAACTCTACCTATTCCTGAATGGTTAGAAACAATTAAATATTCTACTAAGACCCATAAAGAAAAATTAAATACATTAACATATGATGAAATATTAGCTTTAGCATTTGTACATCTTCATAGTGGAAAATCAAAAGATTCAAATTTTGTATTGTTAGCTAAAGGTGATATATATGCAGCAAAAGAAATATATAAAAATAATCATCATACTAATCCAGATGAAGCAACATTAGCTAGACTAAAAGGTTTTTTTCCTTGGCGTAAACAAAATAAGTATGTTGAGAAATTAGCAGCTTCTGTAAGTAGTGTTCCAGCTATCAGTTGGATATATAAATCATGTGCTGGTGATTTACTAAATCAAGTGAATGGACCTGAAAATGTTATTAATAAACTTCGTGAGAAACTTATAATGCACAATGGTGAAGATTTATTTCTTGCTTATCAAAATGAACCTAATGTTACAGTTACAGATGTAACTCCAAGTATAGCTGCAAATCTTGGTGTATATGCAAAATATAATGTTAACTTAACTAATCAATTAAAAGAAGATACCTCTCAATATAAAGTATTTAAACGTAAACAAATTAATACTAACGAACATGGTTTTTATTTTTATAGGACAGGTGATCTAGTAACTGAATGGTTACAAAATGTTAAAGATGAATTAACTAATAATAATTATAACTATGATGAATTATGTCAAACTATTGAAAGTTGGCCTTTTCGTGTACATACATATATAGTAGATTGGTTTAAAGATACTACAGATGTGAATTATGTCACACCTCCTACTATACCTTCCACAGATATTGTTACAGCTGGATTTTTTTGGCTAAATAAAAAAGTACAGCCTACTGGTATTATAACAATTGGTTTAGCAATAGGAAATATTAGAGAACAATTAAACACTTTATTTCATGAAGGCGGTGGACATGCTATACATCGACTTGCTTTAGGCGGTTGGGGTGGTAAATATGGAGATATAAGCGGTGATAAAATATTATTAAATTCTAAACAAATTGATGCTTTATCAACAGTTTATAAAAATTATAGTAATATTCAAGATCCATTAATAGCAACACTATTAAAAGATTTTAAAGATGCAGAAATAGTGATGTTAGCAGCAAGAGATAAAAAGAATATTTCATGGGATATATATTTTAAATCAGGATTGGATAGTGATTTAAATCAATTCAAGATTGATAAAGCTAATTATAAAATTGCATATGACGCTCATCTTATTCCATATAGATTATATAGAAATTACTATGATAAAGTTTATGCTTTTTTACCAATGAATGATATTAAAAATCTTGGGGCTAGTAGTTATAATCCTACAAATACAGAGGAAGAATTCTTATCTAGAGTTTATTCATTGATGGTAATGAATAAATGTATTACATTTGTAGATGATATATGGCCCATTATGAAAAAAGTTTCACCTTCTATAGCTGTAATAATTGATATAAATTTGGCGAAAGTAATAGATATAGTGATGAGAGATGAGATGAAGTTAGACCGTAGGACTTATAATATATAAATAAAGGTATAGATATGAGGAAATAATATGGCAAAACCAAATTCAAGAAGTACATTACAAGATCATTGCTTAAGAGCATTAGGTGCTCCAGTAATTGAAATTAATGTAGATGAAGACCAAGTAGAAGATCGCACAGATGATGCAATACAATTTTATCAAGAATTTCATTCTGATGCTGTTATTCGTACATATTTAAAACATCAACTTACTGCAACTGATATAACAAATAGCTATATTACAATAAGCGATAATGTTACTGCTGTTGTACGTATGTTGACTGGTGGACAATCATCTGGAAGTTCTTTGTTTGATATGGGTTATCATATGAGATTAAATGATGTTTTTATGATACAAGGTATGTCAACACAAATTCAAACTTATGAACAATCATTACAACATTTATCTTTAATTGAACATAGTTTAAATAATGAAGAGCATTTAAGATTTAGTAGACATATGAATAGACTTCATATGGATGAAGGGTTTGGTGACCTTTCAGCTGGACAATATATTGTTATTGAAGCATATTCAATTATAGATCCAGCTACATATACTGATGTTTATAATGATATGTATTTAAAAAAATATCTTACAGCATTAATTAAACGTCAATGGGGTGCAAACATGATGAAATTTGACGGATTTCAATTACCAGGTGGTATAACAATGAATGGTCGTCAAATGTATGAAGATGCAATAGAAGAGATACAGAATTTAGAAGAAGAATGTAGGTTGATTTGGGCTATGCCAGATAATTTCCTTATGGGTTGATAATTATGAGTAATGCTAGAAAAAACTTATTAAATCATATATTAGGTAGTATGTAATGGCGACTAGTGTATACTTTTCAGGTGCAGTAAAATCTGAACAAGACCTGTATGAGGATCTTGTTACTGAAAGCATTAAAATATTTGGACAAGATGTAGTATATCTTCCTCGTGAACAAATTTCTGAAGATGATTTATTAAATGAAACTTGGAATCAATATACGCAGGCATATCCAGTAGAAATGTATTTAGAAAATGCAGAAGCCTTTGAAGGTGATGGTAACCTATTAGGTAAATTTGGTTTAGAAATTAGAGATCAAGCTAATTTTGTAGTAACTAAACGTCGTTGGGAAGCAGCTGTAGGTTCACTTGCTACATCTCCAATTTCAACTCCTCGTTATGCTCCAAAAGAAGGTGATTTAATTTATATGATAATGACTAATAGATTATTTGAAATAAAATATGTAGAGCCAAAATCACCATTCTATCAATTAGAAAAACTTCCAAGTTATACACTTACTGCTGAATTGTTTGAATATAATGACCAACACTTTGATACTGGTTGGGATGAAATAGACCAGATTGAATGGAAGAATGCTACATCATATAGTTATATTGTTGATAGCAATACTCCATATACTCTTGGTGAAAAAGTTACACAATGGACCGGAGTTAATGATGGAGATGGTGCTGCTATTAATGTAGAAGGTTATGTATCTGGTTGGGAAGGTGTTGGTGTTAATAGAGTAACAATCATTAGTCCACATCAAAGTATTAATGGAGATGGTACATTTAAGACATTCTTTGTAGATCCTGATGCTAATCAAAAATTAATTGGTTCAGAATCTGGAACATCTTCAAATATTACAACAGATCAGAGTGGTACTATTAAGACATTCTATAATGAAGATCCATATGCTGACAATGATGAATTTGAAATTGCTGGTGATTCTGTTATAGACTTTACTGAATCTAATCCGTTTGGAGATCCATAATGAATAGCTTTAAATTATTTGAGAAAAAATATAAGTCTCAAATGTCGAAGAAAGACAAGTATAAAGTATCTCGAGATTACTTGAAGCTAAAGACACAACAATCCAAGCTTGGAAAGATGCCTGATAGGTATAAAGAACGTAAGGGTCTTGAAGGTCCGTTTATGACTAAGTCAGGACAGGTTGTATATTATGATAAAAAATTCGGTCAGTATTATAATTCCGATACAGATATGTATATTGATTATGATGATTGGAAAAAGATGAGTGAAGGAGAATATAGTAATGTTTTCTAATCATTTCTATAATGAAAGTACAAGACGTATGGTCTCTGTATTTGGGTCTATATTTAACGATTTAGAAGTTGTTAAAAAAGATTCTGCTGGTAAGATATTACAAAAAATTAAAGTTCCTCTTGGATATGCACCACGAACTAAAGTTCTTGCTCGTTTAAATGAACAAACAACTGGACCTAAGATAGCTCTTAAGTTACCACGTATGTCATTCGAGATATCTTCTATGGAATATGATGCTAATGCACGTGTATCTAAACATAAGAATTATACAAAGGTTGTTGTTGGTGATACTCTACAATTAAGTAAATTGGGTGCACCAGCTGTATATAAGGTTGGATTTGAATTAAATCTTCTTGCTAAAACTCAAGATGAAGCATTACAAATATTAGAACAAATACTTCCAATGTTTCAACCAGAATATACAGTAACAATTCATGATATTCCAAGTATGAATATAAAAACTGACACTCCTATTATTTTAGAGGGTGTTGACTTAAATGATGATTATGAAGGTGATTTAATTACAAGGAGAGCTATTGTTTATACTTTATCTTTCTCAACTCGTATTAGATATTATAGAGGTATTAGTAAGAGTAAACAAATTCTTAATACTGAAGTTGATTTTTCAGAAAATGTTGATCCAACAACTCATAAGATTGAAACATTAGCTATAGATGGTACAACAACATCTGATGGTGCAGGAGGTTTTAAAGAACCATATACAGAAACACTTAACTTTTTTGATACGGACGTATAACTATGTATAATTATAAAGCAACATTATTAAGAGTCGTTGATGGTGATACCGTTGATGCAGAGATAGACTTAGGATTTAAAATATTTATTAAAGAGAGGATTCGTTTAATGGGTATAGATACTCCTGAAAGCCGAACAAGAAACCTAGCTGAGAAATCTTGGGGTAAGGCTGCTAGTGCGAGATTATCAGAATTACTGGCAGAAGCTAATGGAGAATTTACATTAGTTACTAAGAAACAAAAGAAAGGAAAGTTTGGACGAATATTAGGAACTCTTTCAATCTCGACAAAGGATGGCATTGTTGATGCCAACCAAGTTTTGATTAATGAACAACTTGCTATACCCTACACTGGTGGTAATAAAGAAGAAAGTAGAACAGCAGCAGGAGTATTAGAATTATGGAATACATATTATGAAAAACCAAACAATGACGGTGGACACAAACAATAAAGTTGATGCTGATTATGCTCGAATAAGACGAGATTTATTTAATTTAGCTGAACAAGGTGATGAAGCTATTGAACTTATGTTAGATCTTGCTAGAGAATCAGAACATCCACGAGCATTCGAAGTACTCGGTCAATTAATCAAACAAAATGCTGAAATAGGCGAAAAGATTCTTAAACTTCATAAAAGTAAAAAAGAAGTAGATAAAGATGATGATCTTCCTGCTCTTACTCAAGGAGCAACTAATAATAATGTATTCATAGGTTCTACAGCTGAATTACAAAAAATGTTAAGGGACGAAACAGTAATAGATAATGAGTAGAAATACTAACTATCTCGGTAACCCGAATATTCGGGGAGCCGATATAAAACATCCATGGACTAAAGAAGAATTAATTGAGTATAAAAAATGCTTAGATAATCCTGTATATTTTGCAGAAAAGTATTGTAAAATAATACATCTAGATAAAGGTTTAATACCATTTAACTTATATCCATATCAAAAAGATATGTTTAATTCTTTTGATAAAAATCGATTCAATATTGTTCTTGCATGTCGTCAAAGTGGTAAATCAATTGCTGTTGTAGCCTATCTTTTGTGGTATGCTGTATTTAAAGGTGAACAAGTTGTAGGTGTTTTAGCCAATAAAGAAGCTATTGCACGAGAAATGTTAGGTAGAATTACTCTTATGTTAGAAAATCTACCATTCTTTTTACAACCAGGATGTACTGTCCTTAATAAAAAATCTATTGCATTCTCTAATAATTCAAGAATTGTAGCAGCTGCAACATCATCAAGCTCTATTCGTGGTATGTCAATTAATCTTGTATACCTTGATGAGTTTGCATTTGTAGATAATGCTACTGAATTTTATACAAGTACATATCCGGTTATCTCATCTGGTAAAACATCTAAAATTATTATTACATCTACAGCAAATGGTATAGGTAATATGTATCATAAATTATATGAAGGTGCTCTTCAAAGAACAAATGAATTTACACCAATTCGTGTAGACTGGTGGGATGTACCAGATAGAGATGAAGAATGGAAGAAGATGACTGTTGAAAATACCTCTCAATTACAATTTGACCAAGAATTCGGCAATTCATTTCATGGTACTGGTAATACTCTTATATCTGCTGATATATTATTAGCTTTAAGAGCAAGAAATCCTATTGA